CCCTCTTAGAAAGCGGTCATAAGAAAGCAAAACTCAGAGCTCATTCAAACTTCTACTGGAATACAGCAGCAAATGAATGGGCACTGAGTTTTAGAGATCAATGCGATATTATGTGCGAAAGTAAGGCTAAAAATTTAGCCAGCTTTGCTTTATATCAACAGGCATTAAGCCTTGGGCTTTGATTTACGAGGAGTTGGTTTTTTTGGTGCTGCTGGTTTCTTAACAGCAACTTTTTTAGCAGCAGGCTTTTTAGTAGCCGGTGTTACAGATTCAACCATAGCTTCAACAGCCTTTTCTGCTACTGGCGTTGTTGCTGGTGTTTCAATCTTATACGGTGCCTCAGCTTGTTCTGGTTTTTTAGAACCAAAAAGTTTAGCTAATAATTTCAACATAATAAATCTCCTTATGGGATATTTAGTAAATACGAATGTAAGGCAATTAAAAGGAGAACAAAATGGCATATAGAGCAAAAACAAAAACTCAAGCAGCAGTACGTAGACAACTTCGTAAACGTAAGTAATGGCGTATTCAGACAAAGTAATTGATCATTACGAAAACCCTCGCAACGTTGGTAGCTTTGACAAAACTGATACCAACGTTGGCACCGGCATGGTCGGCGCACCAGCTTGTGGTGACGTAATGAAATTACAGATCAAGGTTAATAAAGAGGGCATTATCGAAGATGCAAAGTTTAAAACCTATGGTTGCGGCAGTGCTATTGCTAGCTCTAGTCTCTGTACAGAATGGCTCAAGGGCAAGACACTTGACCAGGCAAATACTATCAAGAACGCAGATATCGCTACAGAACTGGCGTTACCGCCCGTTAAGATACACTGTTCAATATTGGCAGAAGATGCTATCAAAGCCGCAATAAATGACTATAAAAGCAAGCATGATCACATTAACTGAACTAGCAGCAACCAAAGTTAAAAAACAATTAGAAAATAGAGGCGCTGGCCTAGGCGTCCGTATTAGTGTAAAAACCACAGGCTGTTCTGGAATGTCATATGTATTAGAATTTGTAGATGCTCCTGGCCTAGAAGACATGAGTTTTGTCAGTCACGGCATACATGTTTTTGTAGATCCTAAAAGTCTAGTTTATGTAGATGGTGTTGAAATGGATTGGGTTCGCAATGGACTCAATGAAGGGTTTGATTTTAAAAACCCTAATGAAAAAGCTCGCTGTGGCTGCGGCGAGAGCTTCACAGTTTAATACTTGTTTATAGGCAAGGTACTGCTTGCCGGCATATCCCATATTTTTTTCTTTTCCACAGCACGTTTTTGTCCAAAACGTTTAGCATCACAATTCGAGCATACATGAAAGTAATTGTTGCTTAACCTTCTGTGATCTATATTTTTTAAATCACGCTCAAACCCGTTGTCGCAATTGTCACAACGAAACACTGCCACAGTTTTATTCCGTGTGTATGTGTGTTCTTTACCTAGTTTACTGGTACGAACATACTCGAAAGTTTGTGTTTCTTGACGTATAAACATCAAGTATTTACATTCGGCTTATAAAATTTTGGGCTAAATATTTCAGTAAGGGTCTACTTATTCGGAGTATCTAGAATGTCAAGAAAAGAAATTAACATCGGCGTTGAAGGCAACGACGGTACCGGCGATAGTATTCGCGACTCGTTTAAAAAAGTAAACGAGAACTTCCAAGAATTATATGCGGTCTTAGGACAAGAAGGAGCACTGAGCTTCATTGGTCTAGATGACGTTTTAAAAAGTGAAAAGAGCGCAGGTCTTAGAACTTCCGAATATAAAACCACTGATACAAATAAAATTTTAGCGGTCGACGGCGACACTGAAGAAATTATTTTTAAAGAACTTGTTGGTGATAACACTATCGTTATTAACCAAAATACTCCAGGTATTATTAGTTTTAGCTCATTAGCTTCTGCTCTTATTAACGACGGATCTCCAACATTAGCTGCTAACTTAAATGCCAATTTTAAACGCTTAACTAACCTTTCTCCTGCGTCTGTCGACACTGATGCGGCTACTAAAGGGTATGTTGATACTAAATTAAGCCTAGCAGGCGTAGACGCTGTTAACCCAGAAACCGGATCAATTACTCCTGACTGGGGCACAATGACTGGGCCGTTGGTATTATCAAGAAATCCTATCGATTCGGACGATGTCAACTACGGTGGCCTTGTTGCTTCAACTAAAGCATACGTTGACTCAAAAACATTTAGCAGTATAACAAACATCTATGTTACTACTAACGGACAAGATTATCGTACAGATATCCCAGAAAGCGCAAAAGGTCGCTTTTGGTCTACAGCATTTAGAAGTGTTCAACGTGCTTGCGAACTAGCAGAACAACTAGTCAATGAAGCTCCAATTGAGCTAGGACCATATCAAAAAATATTAACATTTAATAATGGTACTGAAGAATGTACATTATCAAACATCATTGAGTCTCCGCTAAGTGGAGTAGGTGCTACAGCAGAAGCAAGATTAGGTCTTGATCCAAATACAGAGATATCAATTTTCTCAGGTGGTACTGGATACGAAATTGGTGACGAACTTGGTATCAGTGGCGGCTCTGCTATTGTACCTGCAGTTGTTAGAGTTGTTGCCAAAGACTTTGCTGGCAGCGTAACTCAAGTAGCAATTGTTGACCAAGGTGTATACACTCTATTACCAGACGACCTTGACGAAATTGTGTTAGTTGGTGGTAGTGGTTCAGGACCTGCTAGAATTTCCGCAAGGTTTACAGTTACCAGCATCATTGTAACTAACAGTGGCAGCGGATACGGCTCAGGTGCTTCTGTAATTGTTACACCAACAGGTTTAACTGGTGGCAGCACAGAAGCATACGTTACAGAAATTGGCGGTGAAATTAAAGAAGTTACAATTTCAAGAGGTGGTATAGGCTACGATGCTATTCCTACCGTTGATATATTTTTACCTAGACTGTTGTTAGAAACAGAAAATAAAGGTACAGACTTCGAAGACGATCTTAGAGAAGGTCAATGCCTACGAGGGCTAAACTCTAGAGCAGTTGCTAAAATTATTAGCCACAGCGGTGCTAGAGATTCGTTTGGTCGAGAAATATTTGACATAGAATTGATCAGCGGAGTTTTTGAAACTAACGAAATTATAGAATACGGCGAACCAGTTAAAGACATACAGATCACTATTGAAATTGAATCTGGTATTTTCTACGAACACTTTCCATTAAGAATTCCTCCCAACGTATCTTTACGTGGTAGCGAATTCCGTCGTGCTATTATTCGACCAAAACAAGGCGTTAGCGAAAGCCCATGGGCACGTTTGTATTTCCGTAGAGACACTGTAATTGACGGACTAAGAACTGCTGCTTACGAATACGGTTATCAATATCTAACTGACCCGTTAGACTATTCTAGTCGACCATTAGACAACAACGAGATGGACGTATTTTTGTGCGGTGACGCAACCATTGTTAGAAACTTAACAATTCAAGGCCACGGCGGGTTCTCAATGGTCCTTGATCCAAACAGTCAAATTGGTTCTAAATCTCCTTACTGTCAAACAGGTACTAGTTTTTCACGAAGCATTAACGAAAAACAATTTGCTGGCGGACAGTTTGTTGACGGCTTCTCAGGAAACCTAGAAGGTATATTACTAGGCCGTGTAGGTACTAGTACAGAAAAAATTATTATTGGCGGGTTAATTCGAGAGCTACAATTACCTAACTCATTTGTGCTAGGCGGAGAATTATATCGTATTACTCTAGCAAACAGAAAAGAAACAGAATATTTTGGAGCAAAAGTATTACTAGAGCAAAATAGAGCGTTTATTCAAGCTGAAACTATTGCGTGGGTTAATGGTGAATTTTCAACATTAGTCTACGACGAAAACGAGTTGTCTCAAGAAATTGGTTCTATTGTAGATGCCGTTGTTCAAGATATATTGTACGGTGGTTATCTAAACAGTACACAACAAGGAAGATTATTTTTTGACAACGGAGTAATTACAATTTCTGGGCGTGTTTCTGAAACAGCAGAAGCCATTGCCAAAGCTAAAGAAATAGCAGTATTTGTAATTAATCAAAATTTATGGCCTGCTATTGGCAGTGTTGTTCAAACTACTATTCCGTCAATCGCAGACGGAGATATTGCCGAACCAACTTTAATAACATGTTTTGATCTTATTGAAAACATTGTTAGACGTGGCGACAATATCTACGCAGCAAAAACATTACTACAGGCCAATAAAGAATTAATACAATCTGAAGTAATTGCCTATATTAACACCACATATCCTAGTTTAGATTACGACGAAGCATTTTGTAAACGAGATACAGGATTTACAGTTGACGCAGTGTCTATTGATATCTTTGGTGATTTTAATAATTCTCTGCGTGTTGGTCACAGTCACTTTAGACAAGCCGGTCGAGTGTTTCCGCCTGATCAGGTAGACGAAACACTTGATGCGTTAGAGTATGCTAGAACATTAATGCAGAATATAGTAGCAAGTACCGCTCCAGGTATTTTAAGAACTACTAGAACATTTAACCCAACTAATGATGTTAATCTTATCAATAATAATATCACTGTTCCTGGACATAGTTTTACTAATGGATCTAGAGTAAAATATTCCAATGGTGGCGGCACGTCACTAGGAACTACTGGTGGGGCATTGACTAACAATGGAGTATATTACACATTTGTAGTAGACGGCAACCGTGTTCAGTTGTTTGATAGTTTAGAGTTAGTTATTGCCAGAGAAAAAGAAGTTAACACTTCTATCGAAATTAACATTACCAGTATTGGTACTGGCACTACCCACACACTAAGTTTTGATCAACAAACTGATGTAGGTCTTACACCATCTGAATTGACAGCGGCAGAAATTGATGTAAACATTGACACTGCTATCGAATATATTCAAACATTGATTGCTGATGGTAGCACTGCTGATGTTCCTCAAATCTATCCACAATACGAATGCGTGTTAGACACACCATTCTACGGAGCAACTGCTGGTCCGTTTGACGAAGCATACTGTTCAAGAGATGTTGGCTTAATATTGAACGCCACTGCCTATGACTTTGTCTTAGGCTCTAACTATCAATCAGTTAACGCAGGTCGTGCTTATCTACGTTCATATGCTGCCGAAGTTACTACTAATCAAAAAACAGCAACTATCAATGCGTTGATTAAAACTGAAGAAGAAGCATTAAAATTAATACCAGGCAGTTCTTATTCAGCAGCTCGCACTACCTTTAGTAATCGTATTCAAATAGTTAGAGACATCATACAAGACGGGTTAAGTGCTGTTCCAGTAATCACATATCCTACGCCAACGGCAATGTCGCCAACTGATAACAAAGTTAAGGCTAAAAATATTCTTGTTGCCAACCGAGCATTTATTCAAGCTGAAATAACAGCTTGGATTGCTGTTCAAGTAGCAGGAAACATTGCTCCATTCACTACAGGATTCAGTTACGATTCATCTGCTTGTGCTAGAGACGTTGGTTACATTATTGATGCTATGTGCTATGACATTTTGTACAGCGGCAATTCAACGACCAAAAACGCAGCAGAATCATACTACAGCGCACTGTTACCAGGCGGTACAATTCCTGGTGACGAAGACGAAACTGTTGCTGCGTTTACCAGATTAAAAACTATCCTTGGATTTATTGTAGTTAATGATAATACATCCTGGACAAAATCAGCAGGTAACTTATTAAATCAAGATGTATCAAATCCAGCAGCATCCGCAACTGAAAGTGCTAGAACAGGTGTACTATCTGATATTTTAATTGACTATGTGCTTGACGGCGACTACGATGCTGTCACTGCTACAGTTAACCCAACACTCACAGGTCAAAACTCTGATTTACAAGCTGCTAGATTAGAAATAGTTGACGGAATAGCTGACATACAAACCACTGTTATTGATTTTGTCAGCAATGGCCGAGGTAAGATTATTATTGGCACTGCTGGTAACAAGTCAATGTTAGGCAACGACTTTACACAGGTCAACGACATGGGCTATGGTATTTTTGCCATGAACAACGGATTAATCGAATCTGTGTCTATGTTTACCTACTACTGTTATACAGCCATGTATTCGTTAAACGGTGCGCAGATTCGTGCGTTGAACGGTTCGTCAGCACACGGTGTATTTGGTCTTAAAGCCGAAGGCGCTGATCCTAACGAAGTACCAGACAGTGTTACACTGAAATTTCCTTTGGTTCAAACAGCCAACGCATATGAAAACCCAGCGTTGGACCTTGTTAACGCAGAAGGCGAACTAACCATATATGTTACCAATTATCAGTATGTGCCAAGAAGTGGTTCGTTTGTTGACATCGATCATACTGGTGATCCTGGTGGTAATTCAAGATTAGGCCTTAGAACTTATATTGTCAATACTGCTAGTACTCAAGACTTACCAACTGGCGTTTGTTCTTTAGGACTTGCTCTAGTAACTGGACAAGCTGGCTTGGCCATTGATGTTCCTGACGGAAAACCAGTAATTGTTCGACAAAACGAAGAATTAATTATAGGAGGCAAAGAAGAAATTGTTGCTACTCGTCCATCCACTGCTCTTATCTTTGACGAAGATCGAACAAACACAATTCGTGTACTAAGTTTTGAACAGTACGAAGGTGTTGATGCGATAGCTGATGATGTTATTGTTGGCAGTAAAGACGGCTACAATTATGTTAATCTTCCTGTGCTTGAAGGCAGTACTAGTTTTGTTGTCCCAACATGGTCAGGTAATCTCGGTGACGATCAAATTGCGATACAAGCATTGTCATTCGTTGATAGTCAAAGAGTAGTATTTCCAATCAATGGTGCTGCTATCTACGATGGAAGTACTATTGGCACCGGCGGCCATGTGTTTGGTTATCAGGATTCTGTATACGAAATTGAATCGTATGAACTTAATTCAGCAAACACTAATAACCCATTTGGTGTTTTAACTTTTAGAAACTTAACAAATCCATTAGTAGTTAACAGAACTGCTACAGTGTCTGCAATCACACAAGCAAACCCTTGTGTGGTTACAACATCAACTAATCAATATGTAAGAGCTGGAAGAAGAGTTAGATTTACAAGTATTGTTGGTATGACAGAACTCAATAACAATACCTACTATGTAGATCCATTGACTTATAATATAACTGCCACAGCTACAAATGCCGGCACAGATTTCATTACAGTTAGCAGTGTTGTTGGTCTAGAGGTTGGACAATATATTAGATTCTCAGGAGTGTCATTTGGTGGCATTGTTGCTGGTCAAACATATATCATACACACCGTAGGTGTAACAACTATTGGTATTACCTCTACCACAGGCGGAACATTGTTAGGTCTAAGCACTGACACTGGCACACTTACAGCCACAGTTACTTCTGTTACTAACTTTAGACTATACAACAATTCAGCACTAACAACTGGTGTAGACAGCACCGGATACACTGCGTTTAGCAGTGGTGTTGATTCATTTGGAGTTGTTGGCGGGTTAACATACTCAGTTAACGACAGCAATGGAAACCTAACACTTAACTCTGGTATACGAGCCGGGGCAGTTGGTGACATTACTGTTAACATCTCTACCATGAGAGCAACTGGTCATGACTTCTTAGATATTGGAACTGGTTCATATGCTGACACAAACTATCCAAATAACATTTTTGGACCGGCGGCAAACAGTCCTGACGCAGAACTACAGGTAGTCGAAGTTGGCAAGGGGCGTGTGTTCTTTGTCAGCACAGACCAATCTGGTAATTTCCGAGTTGGTGATTTCTTTGCTGTTGACCAAGGAACTGGCCAAGTAACATTAGATGCTAACATTAACCTAAGAGGTATTGACAGTTTAAGATTACGTAACGGTCAAGAAATTTCTGAATTTTCAAACGACACTTCTTTAGGTGGTTCAGGATTACCTGACTCACAAGCAGTACCAACTGAGAACGCAGTTCGTACATATATTGATAGACGTTTAGGTCTAACAGGCGTAGGCGGAGTTCGTGTAACAGACGGATTAATCGGTCCAGGATATTTGGCATTAAACGGCGAGTTGTCTATGAAAGGCAACTTAGACATGGACAACAATCGTATCCTTAATTTGCCAGAACCAACACAAGGCATAGCTGGCGGTGAAGAAGCTGTTCCAAGATTCTTTATGAAGATGGCAAATCTTGAAGACGGACCAGCAGGGTGGAGACCAGAAACAGGTTCTCCAACATACGGTGTTTCTAATTCAGATATATTAGTGTTTACTGGCACTGGAGCAAACTTTACTAACGCAACAGTTGGTGGATACTTAACATTTACTAGATCTGGCACAACAATTAATGCCACAATCAATGACAACACTATTGTTGACGCAGATATTAATTATGATGCTGCTATTGGCCAACACAAACTTGCGCTGAATACCGTTAAGGCTACCACAGATGACGGATTTACTGTAAGCGCATACACAGCAAATACCACAGTGTCAACTACTGTAACTGCTAACGGACACGGGTTTAGCAACGGCAACGTAGTGGTTATCAGCGGTGAAACTACTGTGACTGCTATCAACGGTGATTGGAAAATTTCAAATGTATCAATTAATAGTTTTGATATTCCAGCTAATACATCCGGCGGAGGTGTAATCAGCGGATCAGCAAAAGTAAGACTATATGGTATGTTGTCTGGGGTTAAAGACATTGAGTTTACTGCGGTCAATGGATTCCTAGCATTAAAAGATGCTACATCAACTACAACAGGTATATCAAGAAATAAATTAGCATGGATTGATCCAAGTGTATACGATGCTACAGATGCTAATTCATTATCCGGAACTGTTACCAAAGTACTTGGCCGTCGAGGAATCCCTGCTTCAGGAACAGTAACTGGTCCTGTAGTACCATTAGATGTTCGAACTATTGTTGAAGATGCTGATGGCCTAAGTCGTGCGGAAGTACCAAGTGTTGGTGCTGTAGTTCGTACAGCCACAGGTACTGGTCCAAGTAAATTTACCACTGTTGCCTACAGTTCTTCAAACACTGCTGGAAATATTGTACAACGATCAGCAACAGACGGAGGCATATCCGTTGGCCCGTTAACAACAACAAGTATTACGTCTAGTGGATCTGCAACAGTAACTGGCGGTATAGCAGGGACCGACGGACTGTTAATGCTTATTAACAGCACTACACAAAGCGTATTAACTAGGGTACTTGACGATGGTGCGTCAAATGCTTACTATACCTTAGTAAGAAACGGCACAGGTGGCGCGGCAATACGTGCTAACAACGGAGACACTACAGCAAGACAATATACAAGTTATATTGCTCGAGAGCATCGTTTTACAGACACTGGCGGATCTACCAACGGTATCATTGATGTTAAGGGCGGTACATTAGCTTCAACTACTACCGGCGGTGCCCTTACTAACGGAGCTATTCAAGGATTCTGGAACGTAAGTTCTGGCTCAAGAATGAGTGCTACTTGGGCTGACTTGGCTGAATTTTATTCTTCAGATGTTGAATATGAACCAGGCACTGTTGTTGAATTTGGCGGAGACGCAGAAGTCACTGTGTCCAAGGAAGCTGCTACTACCAGAGTAGCTGGAGTTGTTTCAACTAATCCTGCGTTTGTAATGAATTCAGAACAAGAAGGCACAAGAGTATGTGTTGCGCTACAGGGACGTGTACCATGTAAGGTTGTAGGAAAAATTAGGAAAGGTGACTTAATTGTCACTAGCGGAATCACAGGCGTTGCTGTATCGGCAGGTTCAGTAGCTTCTCCAGGCACTATAATTGGTAAAGCTCTAGAAAACTATGACAGCGATAGTATTGGTAAAATTGAAATCGTCGTAGGAAGATCATAATGGCAAAGAAAATAATAACCGCAGGCAGTCATCCAGTAACCTGGGACAAACTACAAAACGCTGTCTCTAACATCAATGATAACTTTGATGAAGTATATGCTCAAAGTAATTTGTCTAGCATAACATCTAGTGTTGTTCCAACACAAAATTTAGCGTTTGATATAGGAACACCAGATTATAGATTTAGAGATTTATATCTAAGCGGGTCAACTATTGACCTAGGTGGAACAAAAATCAGCGCAACTGTTGGAGGTGGCATTACAATTTCTGGTGGTGTTACTTCGACTGTTACTAGCACAGGAGTTGTTGGTCTAGGGCTGCAGGTCGATGCTTATAGTTACGGCTGGAACGATGATTCTGGTCCGGGATTTACATCTACACATACAATTTCCACAGCTTTATCTAATTCAGACGATATCGTTGTATCTTGGGGTTATCAAATTTTAGATCCGGCTGGTCCGGGGCAATCAAGAACTTTGTCTCCTGGAGAGTATGATGTCACTGGAACAACAGTAACTGTCTACGTATCTCCGCCAGATGGCACAGGCGGCGTCATTAATATTTTTGGGTACAATCAATATTTCCCTGGTACTCCTTGGTACGCACCAGTTGGAACGATTGGCCCATTTCCATCTGGCTGCGAATTATTATCAACTGCTCCCGAACCAACAATACTCAGCGGAGATAGAGCTACCTATGACATTATTCTTGACAGCAGCGACTATTTAGAAAGCATAGAACTACTAACATCAGGAGCAAATTATCCTAACTGGGACAATTATAAAATTGTCGAATTAAAAGGGTCAGCAGAAGTTTTAACATTATCTGATCCTGACGTACCCTATGCAGCAGGTGGCGGATTTTATCCTAGAAGAATCTCCGATGGCGATTTAAGAAGTACTTGGGTTTACAGTTCTGTAGGTCCGTTTACAGCTACATGGACTGACGGCTTAAGAAATGTTGAAATAGAATATGAAATTGCTACAGATATTGTTTCTGGAACTCCTCATACATATGCTAGATTAATTGGTCCAGGAACTTATAACATAATTAATGATTTTGTTGGCGCTGACCTTTTCAGCGATAACAACGAGACACAATATCCTCAAATCGGGTTTTATATAAGATATGAAGATCCCGAATTATTAATTCCTATTAGTGATTGGGGATTAGACGGATTAGGTTCAACAGAATTTAGAGTAGGGTTTTTAGTTGATCGTATTGAAGAAGTATTAGAAATATATCCTGTGTTAGGCGAAGTTGTAACAACTACAACACCTATTCCAACATCGTTGTTTGATCTAGGTATTGATGACGGTACAACTACTAGTGACGTGATTGGTTGGGATCCAGGTCTTGGTCGTTGGATTAAATCGACCATTGCTGCTGTTAGCGGTACAGACACCATAGACGATGTACTGCTACGTGGCGGTACAACAACTAGAACTCTTTCAGTTGGCGCATTGACTGCCAGCGCATTGACTGTAAACGGAACTACTGTAACTGGAGGCTGGGCAGACATAACTGGTAAGCCATCATTTGCAACTGTAGCAACCTCTGGAGCATACGGAGACTTATCAGGTAAACCAGACTTATCTGTTTACCAATTATCATCATCGGCATTTCCTGGAACATGGACAGCACTGTCAGGCAAACCATCATTTGCTGCTATTGCTACATCCGGATCATACGCAGACCTTTCCGGAGCTCCATCATTGGCCACTGTTGCTACTTCTGGAGCATACGGTGATCTGTCTGGCAGGCCAAATCTTGCTTCTGTGGCAACTACTGGCTCGTATACCAGCCTAAGTGATAGACCAACAATACCAACAACAATTTTAAACTTAGGTATTAGCGACGGAACAGTAGGTCAAGTACTTACTACTAACGGGTCTGGCGGTTTTAGTTTTACTACTGTAACAGGCGGCAGTGGCGGAACTGGGCTAGGATCTAGAGTATCAGCAGGCGGAACTACTAGTTCTCTAGCAAACAACGCTACTGGCAATATATCTATTACCGGTTATAAAACGTATATGATGTATAAAATTAATACCAACGCAGCAGCATGGGTTAGATTTTATATAACTGCTACTGCTAGATCAGCAGACGCAAGTCGCAGCCAAGGTGATGACCCAAGCGCAGGTGCTGGTGTTATAGCAGAAGTTATTACGTCTGGCTCAGAAACAGTTATTCTAAGTCCAGGTGTATTAGGTTACAACGATGACGCTACCCCAACAACAACAATTTATGTTGCTGTGACAAATTTAAGTGGCTCAACTAGAACTATAACTGTTACCGCAACACTGTTACAATTAGAGAGTTGATATGTCTTTAAAAGATTACATTAAAGTTAGAGAATATATTGTTACTGTTAACAGTTTAGAAGATCTTGACGATCTTTATTATGAACTCGAAACTGATAATGTTGCGCCACCAAATACAGAATTAACCAGACCAGTTAGATTAGCAGAAAAAAGACCTGTTAGTCGAAATACACATTACTGGCTTGCCGACTGGGAAGCTGATCAATTAAGATTTGATCCTAGAGTAAGAGTTGTAGAATTACATCCTCGATATCGAGGTATCTCTGCCGGAACAACAACCTCTACACAAACATCTAATAACTGGAATAAATCTAACTCAACATCCAGTACTATGAAAAATTTTGCTCTTCTTCGCTGTACAGAAGGAGTTCAACGAGCTGACTGGGGATCAAACGGATCTACACAAACACAAACTGGAACAATAACTTTAAACGCCACTGGTAAAAACGTAGATGTTGTTGTTGTTGATGATAATGGTCTTGTATGGAATCACCCAGAATATGCGGTTAACGCAGACGGCAGTGGTGGATCAAGAGCTATTCAATACAATTGGGGGCAACATGATCCTGTTGTTAAAGGAACATCAGCAAGTAATTATTCTTACGGCGTTGGTTCTCATTCAACTCACGTAGCAGGTACAGTAGCAGGCAATACTCAAGGATGGGCGAGAGACGCTAATATCTATAATATCTATTATCTAGCAGGCGATCTTTCAAATTATAACTTTCCGTATGTTATGGATTATGTTCGAGAGTTTCACAGAACCAAATCTGTAAATGTATCAACTGGAAGAAAAAATCCCACAGTGACCAATAACAGTTGGGGTATGAGTATATTTCCTAGCGAATGGTCATTTAGTGACATTACTGCTGTGACCTACCGAGGTACTAGATTCACTCCAGAAACTGGAGGAACCACTTTTGCCGGAATTAGCGGAGTGTTTACCGCAAGTACAAAATTAGCCGACCTAGTAGGCTTGGCCAACGCAGGCAATCGAATTGTAACTGCGGGATCAACTGTTAACCCTAGTACTAGATTGTTGTCAAAACCAAGTTCGTGGACACAAGACGGCGGACAAACATATTTGGCATATGTTAACAGTAGTAACCCAGATCCTTTATATACCGTAACTGTCCAAGGACCTTGCCTTGTGGAAGTAAGAAACAATATAGCATCAGGCGGGTTTAATGGAACAACCACGCTGACTGTTGGCGTTGAAATTTTACAAGGTGCTACATCTATAGCTAATTTTAGTCAAGGACCAACGTCAGGTGGCGACGTAGAATTAATCATTGACGAGATTGTAACTTTGCCCAACAATGCTGTCTACACCATTAATTATACATCAACTTTAAATAACGCCACTGTAGAAAATCCAATAACAGCAGTTAGTATGTCTACTAGTATAACTGTAATTGGCGGCACTGCTAGTGCTACAGTAACGCCAATAGCAAACACGTTTGGATCAACTGCAGGACTGACATTTGAACAAGTCCCAGACTTTGGAGGCAATGACGACGGTTTTTGGCAATTGTCTCTGCCGTTTTCTATAACATATTGCGGAGCCATTTACAACGAGATATATGTTGGAACTAATTTCTATCTAACGTTTGGCGGCGGGTCTAATGTATACAGTGGACTAGGACCAGGAACTCCGGGGTATCCTAAGATAATGTTAACAGCCGCAGATACTTCAGTACAACGCATTTACTACGGTACATCTGGAGTAAGCCCCGATCGAACATTCCGTGTAAGAATCGAAGGTACAAACAGAACATCAGGAATTCTAGGAAGTCCTAATATGCTAGCAGAATATACCTTCTATGAAAACGCAGCTAACAGAATTGACCTACAGGTAGGAGTCAACGCACAAGGATCAGCCACTGGAACGTTCAGCGGCACACAACTTAATGCGTGGGGATTTATTTCTGGTCAACGCATTCCGGTTCGGGTATCTGCCCTTGACGCAGACATAGAAAATGCTCAAGAAGAAGGAATACTTTATGTAGGCGCAGCAGGGAACGGTCGGTGGAAACACGATTTACCAGGTGGGCTTGATTGGGATAATACTTTTGAAATGAACAACAGATATCCTGGGCAAGTTTATTATTATATGAGAGGAACTAGCCCAACTGCCAACGACAGCATTGCTGCTGGCGGAACTTTTAATCTTAACACCATTTGTGTAGGTGCTGTTGATGTTACAGCTATAGAGACCCAATCATATTATTCAGATACCGGACCAGGTGTAGATCTTCATGCTCCTGGTACTGCTATTATAAGCTCGATGCCATCAGGAGTTACAGATCCAAGAAGTGCTAGCTATTACCTTGGAAAATTAAATGGAACTAGCATGGCTAGTCCACAGGTCTGCGGCGTACTTGCATGTGCTTTAGAAATTTACCCAAATATGACTCCGGCACAGGCTAAAAACTATATCCTGGGTTATGCTAAAAAGAACCAACTTACTAACAATGGCGGTGGACCAGCTGATACTACAGATCTTCAGGGCAGTGCTAATCTGTATCTATACTATCCGCAAGAACGCCCAATAACCGGTAATGTGTTTCCTAAGAAAAATTACCAGTTTAGACCAACTAGGGGCAATGTATACCCCCGTCCAAAAATAAGGGCTAAAGGATAATGACACAGTTGATAAATATTGGATATAGGGTAAAAGCATGGCGTTAAACGAAAATTTATTACCAAATTTAGGAAACCTAGTTAACGATGGTCTAGGCGACGATCTACGAACTTCTTTTACCAAAGTTAACAATTTATTTAGAAATTTGTATAACGAATTAGGGGTTTCAGGAAAAAACATTGGTGACGGGTCTGAAGTCTTCAAACAGCGTGTATTAGATGAACTAGAATTTAGAACTATCAAAGCAGGCAGTAACGTTACAGTTGTAGAAAACGCTAACGACATCGAAATCAGTTCGCCGTTACAGAATATCTTTAGTCAAATTGTTACATCTAACGGAAACGTTGTTGCTACTAGCCCAGCAACAGTATTAACCTTACAAGGCAGTGATAACATCACTGTTACTAGATCAGGAACTACAATTACCCTTGAAGCAGCGCCTATTAACACGCTGACTTCAAATTTAGAATTAAACGGTTTTGATATTGTTGATACCGGCAATATCAATATCAACGGAACTATAACCGCTAACAATTACCAAGGTAATGTCAGTGGCTACAGCGGAGAAAGTATTGCTCAAGCAGTTTTTGATATCGACTTTGGAAGCATATCAGGAAATTACTCAAGTGCTTTGCAATTATTATTTGCTAACACAGATTTTGACTTTGGCACAATTAGCACCCCAAGCGAAACTGAATTCGATCTAGGTACAATATAACGGAGAAATAGAATGGCTCTAAGATTAAAAAGAGGAACCGCAGCAGATCTAGCTGCTTATACACCGCTAGAAGGAGAACTGATTTACGTAACAGATCAGGCAGCTCTTTATGTTGGTGATGGTAGTAGTACGCTAGGCGGAAAATTACTAACCAGTGGTAGCGAAATACTAGAAGATCTCGATCTTAACGGTCAAGACATTGTTGGTACTGGTAACATTAATATTAACGGTAACATACATGCTAGTGGAAGTATTACTGCTGACGGTAGTCTAACACTGGGCGACGCCAATACAGACAATGTTACATTTGCTGCTGACATTGCGTCAAGTTTAATTCCAGACAACGACAACGCTTTTAACCTAGGAACTAGTTCTAAACGCTGGGGCATTATATATTCTAATATTATTGAAGCTACACAAGTCAACGCCAACACCACAGGATTTCACGAAGGTGATGTTCAAGGTTCAGTGTTTGCTGACAACTCCGTTCAATTACTTGATGGTATTAACGCTAAGGTAGTTGGACCTGTAGAAACTACAACAATATCTGCTTCATCTGGTATCACTGGAGACCTTGTAGGCAATGTCACAGGTGATGTCACAGGTAATGTTGCAGGCAATGTCGCAGGAACAGTCACTGGCGAGTTTACCGGACTATTAAAATCATCAGCTGGAATTGTTGTAGGCGATACTGGATCTGGCAGCGGTGGCGGATTCATTGGTAATTTTTATGGTGACCTACAAGGCAGTGTATACCCAGACGATTCATCAATTGGTGGTCAAGCACTTATTGACGGTACTGAAGGAACGTTTTATCTCAATGAAACAATTAATTCACATGCTGTAGCAAAAACTAATAACACATGGGATCTAGGAACTGATCAAAAAAGATGGCGAAGACTGTATGTTAACGAGTATATTCAATTTGGTGGCGATCCATACAGCACACTAGGCCAAACTCAATCAATTAAAATTGTTGATAACAAACTCACAGTCAAGAACGTAATCAATAATCGTGTTCCTGTGTCATCAACTTTAGATGGAGCAATACCTGGGCCAGCATCAAGATCTACTATTTCTCTTAATGACATACGAGGAATTCGTCCAGGAGCAGTGTTTAGCTTACCAGGCGTCACTGAACGCGAAGTAGCAACTGTCACTCCAGGAGTAGGCAACGCAGGAACTGTTACAACTGTTACACAGTTTGAAGTTACTGCTGGATCAACTAGTGACGGTGATGTTATCACATTCTTTAATTCCCCAGAAGCTAGTGCTGTCTACAAATACGCTGCGCCAGCAACATCGTTGGGCGTAAAAGGTGATATCAAAGGCATGATTTATTCCGACAGCACATATCTATATGTTTGTAGAGAAAATTGGGACGGAACAACTAACATTTGGATTAGAATCACACACGGTTCAACCTCTTGGTAAGGAATTATGAATGTCACTAACATGGGTCACACCTGCCGGGTCTCTAGGGTCAGTTAACGAACGAGATATACAAAATATATCTCTGTTAGCAACATCAGCATCAGGTCCAATAGTTTATTCTCTACAAGCAGGCAGTCTTCCTCGCGGTCTTCGATTTGAAAATAACTTTATCAAGGGAACACCTTTAGAAGTAAAGAAACAAACGATATCAAGATTTGTAGTTAGAGCGTTTGATGGTGCAAGATTTGTAGTTAGAGCGTTTGACGGCACTGAAAAGAAAGATCGCACTTTTAGTATCACAGTCGAAGGCAGCGATAACCCATCCTGGGCTACTAAAGAAGGGCTGTTACCAGTAGGTCCAAATTCAACATATTTTGTGCTTGATAACGACAAAGTAGATTTTCAACTTATTGCGTTAGACCCGGACATTCCAGCAGGCGATAAAATTGATTACTATATTCCATACAATGGCGGCGAACTTCCATCAGGACTAACACTGTCAAAAACTGGAAGAATCTCAGGGTTCACAGATCCTATATTTGCCTTGGATTATAAAATCTACAGTGGCAACTTTGATTTAAATTTATTTGATGCTGCGCCATACGACCTAGGCGCAAGACCCGTTAACGGTTTTGATAGTTTTACCTTCGACGACCGAGTGTTTGATTATTTTGACGAAAACAACTTTCCAAGAAGATTAACACGTTATTATCAATTTACAATTGCTGCCTCAGACGGCATCAATGAAACTCGCAGAACGTTTCAAATTTATGTTGTCAGCGAAGATTTTCTTAGATCAGATAACACAATAATGCAAGTAGGCACAGGAATATTCCGTGCTGATAACACTTATATAAGAAATCCAATTTGGATTACTGAGCCAAATCTTGGTCTTCGTCGTGCTAATAATTATGTTACATTATACCTAGAAGTATTTGATCCTCCGTCATTACCGGGATATATTTCTTATAAAGTCGAAACTATAAATCCAGAGTTCAAAGGAACTACTACTAGGTTAGCCAGAGACAATGATTCTTTTATAGAACTTGTTATAACAGCAGACGCTAAAGGCGAGTATGGAATTCCTAGAAAAAATCAAAAATTTGCGATAGCAAATGTCTACGATTTTACAGACAGTACTCTCGGAACATACACTATTACCGAAGTAGAAAAACTTAATCCTACATCAGATATAAAAAGCAATCATAGATATAGAATATTCACTGATCCAAATATCAC